CTAATTCTACCCAAGATCTAAAAGGGCTATATAATTCTGATATATGAAATCCTGCTTTCTTACTCTTTGGGTTTTGCTTTTCCCATTCACCGTTAAGAAGCATCCATTGTTTTTTAGATTCAGGAATAATTACACCACAGTTATGACATGATAGAGCAGCTTCTTCGGGTTTATTTTCGGGCCACGATATTTGTTTCCATTTTAATTCTTGTTTGTGTTTACATTCTGGGCATGGTACTTTATATACTCTTTTATCAGATTCTTCATAGGCCTTTTCTATCCTGCTTATTCCTTTTATTGTTGGTGTTGATGTCATCATAATCTTTCTATTCCAGAAAGTCGTTGTACGTTTTCTTGCTAAGTTTATAGGATCCCCTTCAGTTCCTGCTGATAAAGGATAACGATCAACCTCATCACATAGCAAGACACGAATAGGTCTAGATGCTAAACCACTAGCACTATTAGCACCTACTATTGTTATATGCCCTCCAGGAAACTTCTTATGAAGTGTTGTATTTTCGGCATCTTTACTTCTAGGATCTTTTATCTTTCCTTTGAGTGCATCTGTATCTCTAACCATAGGTGCAAGCCTATCTTTAGAAAAAGCCATACTCATTTGTAATGTCGGTTGTAAACATAATATAGAAGATGGTTCTTGGTCGATATAGTAACCGATTGCATTGAGTAATATTTCAGTAGCGCCTACTTGTGCAGATTTAATAAATACTATTTCTTCTATTGAAGGATCGTTAATTACCTTCATTATTTCTCTTTGAAAGGGGACACGATCTGTTCTCCAATTACCAGCTTCGGCTGATGATTCAGAAGATAGTTTTCTATAACTGTCAGCCCATGCATCTACAGTTAAATTAGGTGGGGGTAGCCAAACTTCACTTAACTGTTTAAATATCTTTGCTGTCTGATCGTTTTGTTGCATCTTCAGATAATTCCTCTAGACATTCATATATTGCTTCTTTGATTATCCCTTCAGCTTCAGCATATGTATCTGCAGCTTGTGTTAAATGCCCTAGCTTAGAAGGAAGAGCTAATAACTTACTCCTAATATTAGCGATATATTCTGTCCATATTGTTTTGATAAGATCAGTAGATATAAGTTCAAGTTCTTTTTCTTGTAGTTCTAACTCAGCCTTGTCAGCTTGTAATTTAGTTAAACGTGTACGTTCTTCGTTGTAATCACCCGAATTTGCTGATCTACCTTTACCCAATGATCTTAAATAACGTATATATCTAACTCTATTCTCATCTATGTTAATTCCTTCTCTTTTTCCTGATTTTTGTAGGATATTTTGATTAATTAGGTCATGAACACGTTGTCGTGTCATATCTAAGTGATCTGCTAAGTCTTTGAGTGTCGCCATGTTAATTGTCAACCTTTTCCAAAATGCTAGTCACTTGCGATACGCGGTGTCGCGAATATACCCACGATGGGATGCTTCCAAAGTAACTATATACTGGCCCCTTCATGATCTCATTGCCTTTTTCACTTCTCTTTTTAATATTTTTGGTAGGTGTTTATCTATGTAAGCTTTACCTATACCAAAGAAATTAAACCTTGTTTTATATTCAACTGTATCGTGAAAACTATACAACAATTTAGGTGGGCCTTTCTTCTGCCTTTCATAAACACCACTAACTCCTTTAATTTGTCCTATAAACTGCGTACTCTTTTTTAATAGACCAGATCTTTTACCTATGATATTACCGTACTTATTCAATCTTGCATGATAATAAGGCACAGGTATTTTCTTTCCTGTTGATCTTATGCCACCATCTATTTGATATTTTAAATACTCTTCTTGTGCATCTTTAATAAAGAAAACACCACGCATACTTTTCAAATTAGCTTTGAAGAAATGAAATGCATTTTGAGTGAAAGGTGTAGGACTATTGAATACCTTTCTTGTTACTGTTTTAAAGTATGGTTTCATCATTGACATTATCTTGTTTATAGAATTCATGCTAGCATACGGTAATTGCTTTCTTTCTAATCTATTAAAATCCTTTAATACTTCTTTATAATTATCTTTTATTTTTATCTGCATACTCTAATTCTAATAATAATTGTGCGTAATGTATTATCTTTCTTACATCGTCAGCTCCACCTTTATCTTGATGACGTGTTGCATATTTTACAATATTAGCTTCACACGTATTTAACTTATTACGCTGACAATACTCTACTGGTTGTATTGCATACTCTTTATAATGCGATCCTTTGATTTGTTTATTTAATGCCGTATTCCTTTTTGCCATAATTTTACTAATGTATCAATCCCTTTATCGTCACAAACTGTAGTGCCTGTTATATCATGAATATTATAATCTGCACCTACTGTTGTATATTCTTCATCAGAATCATAATCTCCATCTTGTTTAACAATGATATAACTGAATGCTGTATAACCTAATGCTTTATTTAATCTAATAAATCTATCGAATATAAATAGTTGATTTCTATTAGGACTATTTTTAAATCCAACATGTTTCTGTTCGAAGAATAAAAAGTATTTACCTTCTGTATGTAATTTATCTATATCGGTATATCTACCATTTAAACTTGGAAGCATTTTTCTCCAATTAACTCTACCTCCTGCTGCTATATCTAAACTATCTAAATAAGCTTTTTTATTACGTAAAGTAGTCATAATCTAGTCGTTTCACTCAGTCGTTTCACTTTTAATATTGTTTTAAATATACTTTTTTTAATAAAACAAAATAACAAGTCAATAAAAATAATACCTGCAGGCGATTTGCATAGACATTTCGGCCCGCAAAATATATCGTTACATAATACCCCCCTTATATAATAAGGGGGTATATGTACGTTAATTTGCACTTTCTTCTCCTTTCTCCCAACCTTCTTTGTCTGCCCATCTTTTGATTTTAGAATAAGATATGTTGTAAGATATTTCTTCCATGATCTTTTCGGATATGGCACGTAAGCTTAAACCTTGTTCGTAATACTTCTTAGCTAATGCTAATTGTGTACGATCTCTATTTTCAGCTAATATCACATCACCATTAATCATTTCAAAATCAACTTCTTGTTGTTGTATGCTTGTTAAGCGTCTTGCTTTCTCAAAGCTAAATTTAAACGAGAAGTCAATACCCTTTTCATCTTGTTCGTCATGTATATCAATTTCTTGACGTTCAGATTCAAGTCGTATCAAAAGGTCTAAAGTGACTTGTTTTGACATAGTGCCAAATAAACCATTACCTTTATTTGCATGATCTACTATCCAACAAGCTATATTTTCTTTACGTAAAAAGTTAAGTAAAGGCATAACATGTAGAATCCATTCTGTAGGAGATGAATAGTCTTCAAATGCAAATAGTGTAAAAATATTATCTAGAACAACAACATCTGGTTCCATAACAATTATGGTATTCATAAGTTGTTGCATATTACGCTTTTCCTCCAATGTGCGTAAGCTTATTTCACTATTATCATCTATTTCATATTCACCAGTCTCTAAATTAAGCTCTTTGCTTTGAGGTGTTAGAAACCGTGATATATACATTAAGTTTTCGCAAGCTTGTTTCCATTTATTGATATCTTCTAACGGTGCCTTCATTTTTAAATACCTTGACTGAATCATTTCAGGAGATATTTCACCATCGACATATAAAACCTTTTTAGGTTTAGGAATTGTATAGAATGCGAAATCTTTACCCATAGCAAGATGAAGCATCATCTTCATGGTTATATACGATTTTCCACTCCCTGCTTTACCGAAAACCAATGCTTGATCGCCTGTATATAACAAGCCATCAATCAAAGGTTCAGGCTTTGGATATTCTTTCTTAAGAATGCTTCCTAAGTTTTCTACCCACAGTTTTGTATTAGTGCTGGCCTGATCAAGATCGGGAGTGTCGTATGAATAATGATAATCCTGACCAGACCTGCTCATTAAAATGGAATGCCGTCATGATCTTCATTATTTGAAGATTCATTGTTAGTTGCTTCTGCAACATCTACTAATTCTCCAAAATCAGAAGGTTTTGCCACCCATTTTTCGAATTTTAAATTAGGTACGAACATTTTAGATCCACCTGATAAAGTAATTTTTTCTGAGCCTTCATATTTAGCACAAACTACTTTACCATCTTCTTTACTTGACCATGCATCCGTCATAACTTGATCAAATGCTCGGCCTTCGGCTTTACTAAAACGTTGCCATAAATAAGTACCTTTATCTTTGATGTAGAACTGAACAGAAAAAGCTCTATTGAACCCTTGTTCATAAAGTTCAGCTTTATCGCCACTTGCTACACCTTGTACTTCATCCCATTTCCATTCATATTGGCCTTCGTATTTACCCCAGCCAGTATAGAAATCGGGGGAAAGTAAAAAGTAATCAAAATCTACAGGTTCATCATTAACAACAAACTTTCCAAGCTGGTAATGATGCTTAATATAGAGTCCATCAGACTCGTTGCTTAATTGCAAAAAAGACATAAAATCTCCTCGTTTAGAAACCTCTTATTGACTCATCCCAATATTTCGGAAATAACCAATAAAAGTTTTCGGTTAAATAATCACTAAACTGCAGTGACAAGAATTCTTGTTCCCACAGTCTACGTTCATCCTTACAACGATAGTAGTAAGCACGTGCATAATTAATGAAGTCGTCTTCATTCATCTTACCTCCTCAATATCGAATACAACAGATTGTTCAGGACAATGTGTAGTTGTATTCACCCCTAAAGACATGAAATAGTCCGCTAAAGCGCTACGATCCTTTTTTAATTCTAACGATAAAGCATTTAATTTATCAAATATTTCTTTTGATATATAAATAGCTTTACGTCCACATCTTTCATTTAAGATTGGATCATTAAAACTAAACAGACCTTCTTGCGTCCTTTTTGGATTGTTCTTCATTATCTAAAGCATTATTTATTAGCACATCAACAAAAGCGCTCATAACTAAACCTGATCCTTTACAAAAGGACTTTAATCTAGTATGAGTTTTGTTGCCAATGACTAACATTTTCCTATCATCCATAAGCACATAATATAGTAATAAATTTAATTGTACATATTTGTTTACTTTTTTATATAACTACTGTACTATAAGTTATGTAAACGAAAGTTTACTTAATAATAAGGAGATAACTATGCAAATAGTAAAAACTAAAAATAAAAATACAAGCTACAACGGTAGAAAATGTAAAACAACTACAGCATTCTTTACAAATAATGAAGAAGGTTTAAGGTTAGTAATATTTGACTTTGATAATGGTGACTTAGAGTATAAGTTAATACAAGGTTTCGCAGGTAGATATTCTAAAAAAATAGAATTCAAACAGTTTAGTCAAAATGAAGCTGACATAGCTTTTGAACAATACTTAAAAACAATTTAATAAGGAGATAACATGCAACATATAAGAAGACCTATACTATCGATATTAGAAAATATCAATCGTAATATGCTTGAAGAAAAGCACAATAAACCATACAATGAGATAACCATTAAAGACATGGACCAATCTGATTGGAAAAGATTTAATGATCTATTATTATTCAGGAGGAAAAATGAGAATAGTTGATATATTTAAAGATTGTCTCAAGATACAAAAAAAGAAAAGTAGAGACTATCAAAATACTAAATCACGCGTTAAACAAGTGGATTATTATCCACAAGGAGTACTAAGTATCATGAATATGATACACACTAAAACAACAAGATTATGGAGCTTGTTAGAGTCTAAAGATAATCCTAACTATGAATCATTAGAGGATAATGCTAAGGACTTAATTAACTATACTGCTTTCTTAATTAAATACATTAATTATGGTTTTGATGGTCAAGATTATAAACGTAATAT